GATACTTCTTCTTCAGGTGTAGATGTTTCAATATCTACGTCTACTTCAGGTCCTGAACTATCAATATCTACCATTTTCTTTTCTTCGTCTGGCATAGTGTCCTCCTATGTTAAATGTAATGCAACACAGATTCAGGATCTTGTACAGTTCCTAAAACTTCGTCGTCGTTGAGAATTCGGATCTCTCCGCCTTCTATTGGTAGTCGTGATCCTGCATATCTTGCAAAGATCACCCAATCTCCTTTTTTACACCAAGGATCTTCAAATTTATCTTTGTCCTTGTATGCTAATGGACCCATTTTTAAAACGTAACCACAGTTGGTTGCGATTCTTAATCGGTCTAACGATTCTTGTGCGATAATTAATCCACCTTTAGTTTTTTCTTTAGGGGTAAAAGGTAGAACTAGTATTCTCCAACCAGATGGTTCTGGAAGTTGATCTATAACTGGTTCAATAGACTCAGGGTTAAGGGGTTCCTTTTCTGGTGCTATATTTTTTTCTTCTTGTTTTTCTTTTTCGTATTTCTCTTGGAGTCCAAGTTTAATCTTTGGTACTTCCTGATCCGAAAGGGACGATGGTATCGTCTCCTGATTGTTCTTGTCCGTCATTTTGCTCCTTCTTATTTAGCAGGTTAGAGATTTCCTGTAATATATATTGATAGGCATGTGCCTGACCTAGTAAATACTTGTATTTATCCATATTGTCAACACCACCTGTAATCATAGTATCTCCAATGTTTTGATATAACTTACGTAGGGCTTTCTGTACTTGTTGTACGAGTATTAGGTCGTCCATTTAGCAGTTCCACTTTCTTAGAGACTTATTAATTCTGCTATCCGGGTCTCTGGCCGTTTTTGCAGAGGTACGTTTTGACTTCATACCACTCATTCTAGCACAAAAAGACTTACGTCTATTTGCTGCTTTAGAACCTTTTTTTAATTTAGATGGCTTCGTAGTTACGGCCGTCTTTAATTTAGATCCAGGGTTAGCTGCTCTATAAGAAGCAACACCTTTTTTATTTAATCCACCGGATTTAGACTTTCCTTCTTTTCTAGTCCAGGCTGCTGTTCTAGCCATTATTAGCCCTTCATTTTTTTAATATGTTTTTTAATTATTTTAGCTTGTTTAGCATGTGTCTTCGATGCTTTTTTCAAGCCTGTAACTACTTTCTTTAATACTTTTACCATTATTTTTTCTTTTTAGGTTTTTTAGCAGTTTTTGCTGATCTTACAAAATTAGCTTTTGTAGGAGCACCTTTGGTTCCAGGCTTTCTCATTGTTTCTCCTGAACCTGCTTTTATTCTTTTTCTTTTTGCTTGTATGTTTGCGTATAATCCTCGTTTAGCCATTATTTTTTTCTTTTAGGTTTAGATTTTACTATTTTATCTTTTAAAAACTTAGGTAAAGTTTTTTGTTTTTTTGTTAGTTTAGCCATTATTTTTTTGCCTCCTTTTTACAGTTACATTCGTGATTACACAAACATTGTGTAATACCAAATACTTTACACACTAATTCACAAAGTTTTCTTTTAATTTTTTTAAACATTATTTTTTACTCCCGTTTGTTTTAATTATATCGGTAGCTTTAATTCCATAAATGGCTGCAACCACAGAAATCCAAAGTCCTGTTATCCACCAAGGCATACCATCCAATTTGTCAAAATACAAGTCTAGCTTTTTACCAATATCTTCGTCTTCTGCAAATACAGAATACCCTAATAAAAATAAAGGGCTTGAAAGCACTAATAAAACGAATTCGTCTTTCCAATCGCCTTTTTGATGTTCCATTATTTTGCCAGAGTATTCAATATCTCCACGTTTCATTTTTTCGGCGTGAAATAATTGAGCTTCTGACATAGCAATCTTAGTTGCTTGTCTATTTTTGTAAATTTCGGAACCAGCTTTAAAAGCTGTACCTAACAGACTCCAGGGAAACATGGTTTAGTACCAAGTAGCTTTAACTGGTAATTTATCTGCTCTCATACCTTTAGTACCTTTAACAGTAACCGTTTGAGATTTATTAGGTGCAGTCATCTCTATTGTTTTAATAGGTGCTCCGACTTGAGATACTTTTATAGTTTTATCTTTTTTCATATTGTCTTTTTAACCTTTTTTTATGCTTTTGTCATTAATTTTGATACTTATCTTTTAGTTTTGCAGATAAGATTGTTTTTTCAATAGAAGTATCGGCTCTTAAATTAGCTAATTCTTCGTTTTGGTCTATTTTTTGTTGATCGGTAGACTGATTCATCATCGCTTTCATACGATCTAAGTTATTTCTTTGCTCATCGTACTGTTTTTTACGTTCGTTGTCTTGCGCTTTGAGGTCTAACTCTCTTGCTTTTAGTTTTGCAAGCGGATCATTGTCAAATTGAGAAGTAATTTCATTTTCTTCCTTCATAAACTCTTCCATCATCTCAGAAATCAACACAGCTTTTCTAGATTCGATCTTTTCAGAGATCATTCTCATCTGCACCTGCATTTGTTGTCCTGCTTGAGGATTTTGTTGCATCATTTGTTGCATTTGCTGCATCTGTTGCATTTCATTTCTAAATTCTACTTCTACTTGCTCTTGAGCCATCAAAGAAATATGTTCAAAGATGTTTTTTTCTAAAGCTGCCATAATAGGAGGTGCATTTCTTGCTAAGTTCGTAGACATAAAACTTAAATGAGTAGTGATATGTGCTCTATGATCTTGTCCTGGAAAGGCTTGGAATGGTTTCCCTGCAAGAGCATCAATTTGCTCTAATGCAGGGTCCTTTGGTTGTGGGGGCGTGGGTCGAATTAATATTTTATCAATGTCTTTTACACCTAATGCTTCATACATATTTCTATATACTTCGTATTGGTTATGAATAGCTGGATTCGAAGTAGCTAATTGTAATTCGGTTTGAGCTAAACTAATTCTCTGCGTTTGAGAAAAAATATTAGGGTCTGCTACCGGTAAAATATCTACTTTGTCGTCAAAGTCTGTTTGTTTAATTGTTTTTTCTGCTCCTGGTACATCGTATGGATATTCTTGCGGTAAATATAATTTAAATACTCTTGCTAGTAGGTTAAACTCTTGTTTGAGAGAAGAATAAATTCTTTTATGAATTGCCGACATCGTTCTCGATCCTCTTTCCAACAGCGCTACGGTCGTTCCCACTGCCGCTTGTTGATTCCCGTCTCCTACCTGCATGTCTGCTATTGAAGCAAAGCGTTGACCTGCATTTACAACGACCCCCATTAATTGCAATAATGTCTGTGAAGGTTCCTTAAAAGGAAGCATCATAAAGGAATCTTTAATGTTTCCTCCTGGTGCATCTACATCTCTAAATTCTCCGGGTTGTATTGCTTGCGCATCGTCTCTAATTCTTATTCCTCGTTGCTTGAATCCAGCTGGTAGGTTAGAAAGCGTTCCTGCATCTAACAACTGTCTTAGTGCTGAAGTAGCTGTTCTAGATAATCCACCAATCATGTGAATTAAACCAAAACCATAAAAGCCTAAACCTGGTAAAAATCTAAAGTGAATAAAATATTGTATCTTAGATTTCTTAGGATCATTTACTTCGTAATTTCTTTTAATAGATAAAACTTCTCTGGAGCTTTCTTCTATCGTTACAATGTAAGGTAATTTAATTCCAGTAGGTTCACCATCTGGACCCATGTCTTCAAAACCTTCTATTTCTAAATTTACATGGTACTCTAATAAAGTAAAAATATCGTCCGTAGCTGTTTTAGTAATTCCTTCTAGTTCTCGTTCTTTTTTTTGAACATCTGTCTCTGGTTGTTCTCCAGGAGTTAGTTCTACATCTCTATAAAATCCTGCTACTTGTTGTTTACGTAATTCATTTTCAGACATTTTTACAACGTGCACAATAGCTTCTGCTTCTTCTAAAGAAGCTGCATTGTATGGAACCACTAATTCATCTGCAGGTACAAATTTAGAAACGGCTCTTTGTGAGAGTTCATCGTAATACACTTTTTTAAAAGCAGATCCTGCAAGAGGTAAATGAAATAACATGGTATCAAATTCTGGTTCATATTCTTTCATGACATCCATGATTTGGTAATTCATAAAATCTTTAACTCTTTGAGACTGTTGTTCTTTTTCCGGAGTAGCGTTTCCTAAAATTTGAGTTCTCACGGGTCCGCCCGCGGGTAATAATTCTTTGTACGCCAAAGCTTGAAACTGAGTTACGGCTTCTGCTAATACAGGGTGAGTTGCACCTGACGCACCTTGGAAAGGTTCTGTACGTTGTTCGTACTTAAACCCAAGCAAGTCTAGTCCTTGTCGGTATGCGTTTTCCCAATCTCTTCTAGAACTTTTATATTCTTGATAGTTTTGGTATAATTCAGTTCCCATTCTAGACAAGTCGTTGTCTTCGATAAATTCAGCTAGGTTAGCGTAATGGTCTTGACTTTCCCCTGCAGCCATAGCAGTAGGATCAAAATCGATATCTACCGATCCGTCTTCGTTTTCTACAATATCTGTTTCTTCAGAAACTTCTGTTTCACCCGGTTCCATTACTTCTATTTCCTCTTGAATCTCTTCTTCAGGAAATGGGTTAGCTTCGTTGGGTAATGATTTTTCTATGTCGGCCATTTATTTTCTCCGTTTGCACTGTCTTAACAGTATTATAGTTAATATTCAAGCCCTGTGGGACAGGGCCTCTTTTAGGGGGTATCGTTAAAGTAAGTCTTTTTGGTTTAATCATCTACTTCAATGTCTTGTCCATAATCTAAGATCTCAGGAGCGCCTGCGTAAACTCTTTGTTTTGCTTTTGCTTCATCTTGTGCAAGCATTAAGTCGTCTACTCTCTTGGAGCCAGTTGTAGCTAGTTCACTAATTTCATCAGCTGACAAATTAGTAGGAGTATCAAAATCACTTGATAGACCGGAAATGTCTTGTTGGTTT